GATTTTTCAGTCAGACGGGACTGGTTTGTCCGGTCAGTAACGGAATAAGTCCAATAAAGTCAAGAGTTTAGCTTGTGGGAACAATCGGGATCCCGTGGGGGAAGCAGGAACCGGAGGGGAAGGTCCGGTCCTCTCAGCCCGCTCTTGTCGGGCAGGGCGGACAGCCCGGACGGGCCGGGCGGGTGGCTGGCTGGCGCCCGGCGGGGCGATTGGGCGCTCGGAGGGGGTAGGGTGCGGGAGCGGGCTCCGCGCCCGCTGGAGGGGCGCCAGGGGCCGGGAAAGGCCGGTCCACCCCGTCAGGACGGTCCCAGGACCGTGTATGTCCGGTCATATACCGGGTATTGGCGGTCGTTCCACGGAGCAACATATCGTAATAGAGAGTAATACGGTCCCGAGTCGGACAATGGACCGTCATATACGGGATAGACGGACAGTGAACCGACAGAACGGGCAATGACGGGACTGACGGACGGGGCGAAAATCACGTTTTTGGTTCCACGTGGAACCCAGGCGTGCCAGAATCGGGGTCGGAGGGCGCGATGGCGAACGGGCGATGCGGCGGGCTCTGTGGCGGACGGAATCTCGCGCGGCCGGGTCAGCGAACGTGTCTCGAGTGTCACGCGGCGTGGATGCGGGACCATCGGCCGGCGCACGCGGAGCTGTCGGCCAGTCGCAAGCTGAAGCACAACGCCCGCAGCTACGCGCGGGTCTACCTCTCCCGCGGAAAACTCGTCGCCGTGCCGTGTTCCTGCGGATGCCGCACGCCGCTGCGCGCGCTCCAGATGCACCATGAGGACTACAACAAGCCGCTGGATGTGGTTTTTTGCTGCGCCGACGAACACGCGCGGCTCGACGCCGCCCGGTTCGCTCGATTGCGCGCCGAAGTGCCGGAAATGACCAGCGCGACGGCCTGACCGGGCCTGAGCGGGTATATATACCGGCCAACCCGCCCGAAAACGCCCGGCTATAACCGGGATGTACCGAACGGCACAGTAATCGCAGAGACAATGCCGGAGGATCGGGCCATGCCACTACTTGCGATCGTCGGGATCCTGCTCATCGCCGGCTTGCTCTTGTGGGGCGTGAACGCGGCGCCGAAGATCGACGCCGACATGAAGCAGCTCATCAAAATAATCGTGATCATCGTGGTCGGCCTCTGGCTGATCTCGCTGTTCTTCGGCGTCGGCCCGGAGACGTTGAACCGGACGATCGGACGTTGACCAAGCACACGCGCGCGCGTAGACTGTCGCGCATGTCCAGAAAGCACCGCGGCAAGAAGTCCGAGTCCGAACCCGGAGCCCTGGGAATTCTTCCGCCGGCAGAGCCCGGCCACGAACGGCAGGTCGGACTGCGCGCCGGGCGGCTCACGGCGTTCCCGCCGACCCGGATCGGACGGACGCCGATTCTGCCGCGTCTCGAGTTGGCGGCGCATGAGTCCGGCCGCGAAGCGCGCATCCGCGCCGAACGTCGGCCGCGCATCACGCTGCCGCCGCACGATCCCGCGCGCGATACCGTCGCGCGTCTGTCGCGCGTGCCGGACAATCCGCCGCCGCCTGGACGCCCGGCGCCGTCGAACGCGGAGCCCGAACGTCGCGGCTTCTTCGCGGACGTGCATCGGGTGCAGATGTGACCAGCTTCATCGTCGTGCTGTTGCTCATCTTCCTCGCGGTCGGGTTGGCGTTCGGTGTGAACTTGTTGATCCAGATGAACGCGAAACTTGATACCCTCCTGCTTCGCTCGGCGCCGAACCAACCGGAGCCCGCCGTCACGCTCGGGCTCACGGCCGGTCCGATCACCGAACAACCGGATTTGCGGCGCCGGTAATTTTCGCCGTCCAGCAGGAGAACCGAAGATGCAGCTCACGACCATTCAGCAAGTCACGCTCACCATCGCGCCGAAGGATCGCAAGGGCAACCCCGCCGCCGTCGATGGCGTCCCGGCGTGGGCCAGCTCCAACCCGCTCGTTGCCACGGTCGAACCGGCAGCGGACGGCCTCAGTGCCAACGTCAAGGCCGGCGTGCCGGGCTCGACGGTCATCAGCGTCACGGCGGACGCGGATCTCGGCTCGGGCGTCGTGAACCTCGCGGGCACGGCGGATGTCGATGTGGTCCCGGCCGCGGCCGAGACGATCGCGCTCGAAGCCGGTCCGATCACCGACCAGCTCTAAGAAGTCCCTCGCACGACCAGACGCGCGCTCCGGGTTCGCCACTCGGGGCGCGCGTTTGCTTTTGGCGGGCGCTCCGGGTACGTTCTTCGGCTATGACCAAACCCCATCCGATTACGATTCTCGTTCTGGTGTGCGCGGCGCTGTTTATCACGCTCATGGCGGTACGCCTGTCGGCGCAAGCGACGGTGCAATCCCCGCAGACGATCGGCGTCTTGGTATCCGATCCGACCGGGCAGGTCGGCGTCCACGTTCTTCCGAAGCAGCAGATCATTTTCCTGATGCCGGCGCTGCCGGATGGCGTGCAGGTCTGCACGGACTTCAAGGGACAGGGCTACACGAACTGTCGATCGATGAAGGAGCTGCGCGTTCCGAAATAGTCGGCGGGTTTCAGGTAGACTCGCGCGCACTATGCAACTGACCTGGGTTCAACTCGTCCTCGGCAATTCCTTCGTCCGCCGCGCGCTGATCGGCTTTGCGGTCGCAGCCTGGGCGGATTTCCGCGTGTGGAAGTCGTTTGACGACTGCAAATTCAATTTCAAACTGGCGTCGTGGCGCTGGTTGCAAGGCGCGGTCGGCGGGCTGTTCGTCGGCACCGGCCTCGATTCGATCTCGTAGTAAGCTCTCCCGGCGCGCCGCCTTCGGAGTGCCCTGGACATTTTCGGACAGGGAGCTACGGCCTCCGACTGTGGTTCCGGTTGGAAGCTGGCTGCGGGCGGCAACGATGTGCGGCGCGCCTTACTCTCATCGTCCACCACGTTTGTGAATCGGAGGTTCACATGCCACGCAAGCCCGTTCCCTCGATGTCCCGTACGATCAAGCTCTCCAGTGGAGAGATCACCGTGGAAGTCACCGGCAACATCCTGATGTTCAACACGCGCGATCGCGTGTGGCTCAACTCGCTGATGGAAATGTGCGATTCGTTCGACGCGGTTGCGGCTGACACGCCGGCTGCGCCGGCTGCGACCGACAAGTAGCGCGATCTCGAGTACGACGCCAGCGGGCCATGTCGGTCCGCTGGCTTTTTCACGTCTGATCGGAGAATTGACCATGACTGACCGCCCCGGACTCGACGCCCCGGTCTATCCAACGGCCGCGCACGCCGCCAATGCCGGCGACAGTGCCGGACCCTCCCGCGAAATGACGCTCCAGGAAGTGATCGCCACGCTCCCGACCCACCATCGCGCGCGCGGCGAGTACGAACGGCTCACGGTGATGGCGAACGAAAATTCCTTCCTGGCCGCGGCGTCCACACGGCATTTGTTTTTCGAGAAGCGCGTCCGCGAATTGGGCTTGCTCGACAAGGACGCGGACTACGGCGGCATGATCGGCAAATCGATCCTCGAGATCAGCGCGGTCATCGCCACGCAGGGCCACTCGGGACAGTCGATGCAATGGGTCCGTGAATGTCTCGACCGTCTGTTCCAGGAGTACGAAACGCAGCCGGCGCCCGCGATGGCGGGCTCGGCCGGGTTCTCGTCGCCGGAGCTGGCACAGCCCGCGGTGGCGAACTGGCGCGACGAACGGAAGAAGCGGCAGTCGGAAAGTACGATCGGCCAGCCGGCGCGCCTGGGAGATTTCCGACCGGATCCCCCGTCCAGCAACGGCACGCGATCGCGCGCGGCGCGTGAACTGGACGCGGCGTTCCCGCCGCCCGATGCTCTCTTGCCACGCGCCGAACTCCTGGCGGCAAACAACGGGCTCAACGACAAGCTCGGCCGCGTCCGCGCGCTCGAATGTTTGCGCGCCGAAGTGAACGAGATCATCAATCGCGGAATGGACGCGGAGCTGCTGTGAAACTCGGGGACGCGGACCGCGCGCCGCGGCCGAAGGTCAAGCGGGCCTGGATCCCGCCGGAGCCCGGTCCCGTCCCCGAACGCGCACAGCTCATGGCGATTGCCGGCGACATGCACGACCCCACGATCGACGACGGCGAATGGTCGGCTCGGATCAAAGACCGCATCGCGCGGCTTGGTCTGAGCCCGGCCAGCGCCGACAGCATCACGGCGACGATCCGCCTACTCAGCAAGCGATTGACGCGCAACGATCCGCTGGCAAGAGTGAATTCAGACCCAAATCACTCTGCCGCGCCGCGGTTCACGCGCGACGAAGCCGCGGCGTTCAATCGGGACATCGAAAGTCGATTCGCCCGCACGCGAGTGCTACCCTGAGCCCGTTATGCCGCTGATGGGAGCTGCCCGGACAGGTCCGGGGAACACGACGATGCCGCAGGACGTTGCGAAGGGCGAAGAACCGGGCATCGTCAACCCGTACGCGCCGCTGGCAAAGCACATCCGCGAGTCCACCGAACAAGCGGTCGATCAGCAGCTCCAGCACATCGCCAAAATTCAATCCTCGATTCGCGGGCGCGACGGCAAGATCAAGCGCGGGAAATTCCATGCCTCCGTCCTGGCGCTCCGGTGGGAAGGGTTCACACCGAAAGAGACGGCGGAAATTCTCGGCTGTAGTCACGCGGCCGTCGATAGCGCGTTGCTGCGGATGCGCGAAGCCGCGTCGATGGACGAACAGCTCGACCGGCTCGACACGCTGATCGTTCCGCTGGCGATCGATAACGTCGCGCGTGGCGTGATGAACGGCGATCGGCAATACACGATGAAAGTCCTGGACGGCCGCGGCATCTTCCGCAGCCACAAGTCCGTCGATCAGCACGTCAAGAAAGAAATTGCGATCTTGAAAGTGGTCACGACGATGCCGGCGCACATCGGACCCGGCGCGATCCCGATGCCGAACGTCGGCGCGATCGTCGGCCGTGCGCTGATTCCGCAAAGCAACCCGGAGCCCACGCCGGCACCAGTCGGCACGAAGCTCGTGACGGTGGATTGATGCCGGGGTTCAAGTCCGAAGCACAGCGAAAAAAGTGGAAACAGCTCGTGAACGAAGGGCGTGTCTCCCAGGATCAGTACGACGCCCGCGAAGAAGAATCCCCGGCCTCACTCCCGGAGCGGGCATCCCCTCGCAAGCGCACAGTCGGCCCGTCTCGCGCTCCTGACGCCTCGAAAATCAACGACACGCGGTACTAAATGGCCCGCACGCGCCTGACCAACCCGCGTCAGCTCACCGAACTCCTGTTCAATCCATACCAGCAGGCGTTTCTGGCCGCGCGCCGGGCGCGCGTGTGTGCGCGGCATTGCGTGTTCGAGCTGGACGATCTGGCGACCGCGATCGGGGCGCCGACAGTCGGATCCCGCTTCATGTGGTCGATGCTCGATTCGCTCGTCTGTCCGAAGTGCGGCGTCATGGGCGAACGTCCGTACCGTCGATTCTTCCTTCGCGCCGGCCGGCAGTCGGGCAAGACACGGGCCGGCGGCATGTCGGCCGTCGAAGAAATGACGGTCCCCTACTCGCAGGGGTGGGCGTGCGCGCCGACGTACCCGGAGCTGGAGGACTACGTGATCCCCACGTTCTTCTCAATCCTGCCCGGCGAGTGGTTCGACGATCCGCGAACGGAGTGGAGTGAGGACCGGCTGACGCTCCGGCTTCCGAACATGGCGGAAGTCTCGTTCCGGTCGCTCGACAACCCGGACCGCGGCACAGGCCCGGCGCTCGATTGGTTGTGGATCGACGAAGGCCGCAAGGTGCAGAAGATGGCGTGGCAGATTTTGAAGCCCACGCTCGTCGTCAAGCGCGGCATCGCGTTCGTCACGACCTCGCCCAACTACGGTGAGGATTGGTTGCACGAACAATTCTGGTTGCCGGCGCTGAACGGCACGCCGGGCTTTTGGGCGATCACATACAAGTCGATCGACAACCCGGTGATCTCACCGGCCGTCATCGAAGCCGATCGGGAGTCGATGCCGCCACATCTGTTCCGCCGCGAGTACGAAGGCACGATCGAGTACCCGGAAGGTTCGATCTACGGCGAAGTGCTGGATCAGTGTTTGGCGAACGACGAACGGATCAAGGAATGGCTCGTCGAATGTCCCGACGTGCATCCGTCGCGCCAGTGCATCGTCCCGCTCGACCCTGGCACCGACCATCCGTTCGCGGGGCTCCTGATCATCGCCACGCCGCGCGGCCTGATCGTGTTCGGTGAGTACGAGGAACGCCAGAAGAAGTACATCGACCACGCGCGTGGCATCAAAGACATGGTGGGCGCGCTGACGCCGCGGTACGGCATCGACAAATCGCAGGCGCAAGCCGCGCTCGAACTCTCGCAGTACGGGATCTACGCAGCCGGCGCGGAGAACGATGTCGAAGCCGGCATCAACCGTGTGTTCGCGTGGATGTCCACGGGCCGGCTGCTGATCTCGGTGCATCGCTGTCCGAAACTGATCGCGCGGCTCCGGCAATACCGATGGGCGGAAGTCCCGGAAACCCGGCGCGGCGAACTGGCGCCCGTGCCGTTCAAGAAAGACGACGACCTGCCGGACGCGCTTCGGTACGGCGTGATGATGTGGCCGGAGCTGCCCACGTCCGTCGAAGCGGAGAAGTTTTTGATTCGACCGCAGCGCAACTTGCTCGTACTGCCCGACGATCAACGCAAGGTGATCGAACGGAACCATGAACCGGAAGTCTCGGAGGACGGACTGGTTCGCGTCACGGATGACTTTCAACCGTACGGCGACGACCGCCGTGACGCGACGGGCGATGCCCTTCGGGATTTCTTTCGCTGAGTGCTAGGATGTGCCCCAATGTTCGGCTATCGCCTCATCCGAGAAGCTGACTACGCAAAACTGATGGCGGAACGTGTTGGGCTCAGTGCCGATCGCGTGGCGCTGCTCCGCGAATTGGCAACCCTCGCGCGTGATTTTGGCAGCAAGGCGACGATGGCCGACCTGCTGACCGTGCGCGTCAACGTACTCGAGCTGGAAGCCGCGCAACGCCGGCACGACGAAACCGGATTGCCGGCGACGGCGCCACAGATCGGCCGCGGCACGCCGCTTCAGAACGCGGCGCTCGGTGCGGGCGTCGATATGTTCTCCGACGTGGGCGACGAAAACGCGGACAAGCTCCGCGCCGCCGGGATGCTACACGACGACGATCCGTTCGATCTTCCCCCGCCCGCTGCTCGTGATCTCGTAGGAGGCTGACATGCTCGGACTTCAAGGTTCGGTTCCGCCTGGGGGCGGCGCCGATGCGATGCTGGCCGGGCTGATGAATCGGTCGCCCATCATGCCGACTGCGGGCGCGCCGCAGCTCCGGCCCGTGCCGGGTTCGGAGCCCGAAGGCACGGACTTCTACGATCTGCTGGCATCGGGCGACAAGAAGGCCGAAGAACTCGTCCGCAAAAAGTTCAAGGAAGTCCGCGAAGCCTCGCTCGAAGGGCGCGAACAGATCGAGTCCGGCTGGTGGCAAAAGCTGCTCTACGTCAACGGCCGTCAGTGGATTTTTCACAACGCGCGGAACGGCTGGCAGGACAAGCGCATGGCGCGCTGGATCCCGCGGCCCGTGACGAACATCTGCGCCGAAACGATCCAGACGATCCGCTCGATGCTGTCCGGCATCGAAGTCACAGCGCGCGCGCGGCCCGCCGGCCCGGATCCGCTCGACACCATCACAGCGAAGATGGTGGACGACATCGAAGCGCCGCTCCGCGAAGAACACGACATGCAGAACGTGTTTTTCGAGGCAGACTTTTGGGCGCCGACGCTCGGCGTCGTGTGGCTGCACCCGTTTTGGGACAAGAACAGCGAGAAGAACCGGGAATTCATCAACGCGATGCAATGCCCGACCTGCCAGTATCAGGTTCACCCGCTCGATCTCGAAGATGGCGTGGTTGAAGGCTGTCCGCAATGTGGGATGCCGGGCGAAGCGTTCCAGGCCGCGATCGGGCCGGACGGCAACCCGGTCGGCCAGCTCGAAACCATCGGCGCCGGCTGCACGGATGTCGTGAGTCCGCTCGAAATGCTGATCCCGATGTACGTGCAGCGGTGGAACGAAGTCCACGAATTGATCCGGCTGCGGTGGCGTCCGAAGTCGTACTACGAAGGCCGGCCGTACGCGAATCTGATCAACTACCGCTCGACGCCGGCTGATCGGTCGCTGCAAATGTACCGTTCGCTGGCGACGATGACGGACCTGACCACTTCGCCGCTCCAGGGCTCCGGCTCCACGTCCGCGAAAATGGAAGGCGCGATCGAAGCGGAGCTGTGGATCAAGCCCTGCACCGAATACCCGGAAGGGTTGTGGGTGCGGACGGTCGGCGGGACGAACGGCGATGCCATGATCATCCGCGATGAAGATCGCGGCGTCATGCCCGGTCCGATTCCGTCGCGCGACATCTTCGATCGCCCGCTCTGGCCCTGGGTGTACTACCCGTACGAACTCCGCGGCGGGAAGCTCTACGGCGTCTCGTGTCTCGAGCCCATGATCCAGAAGCAGGATCAGATCAATCGCGGGGACTCGATGATCGAGCTGATCATGCAGCGCATGGCGAATCCCGTGTGGCTCGAACCGAAGGGCGCGGAAGTCCAGCGGTTCACCGGGGAGCCCGGCCTGATCGTGCGCTACTCCGTCGTGGCCGGCTCGAACGCGAAGCCGGAGCGGGTGGACGGCACGACCGGATCGCTGGCGTCGTTCCAGGCGTTGCGCGCGCAATACTTCATGGACGCCGAAAAGGGCGTCGGCACTCAGGACGTGCTGAAGGGATCGCAGCCGTCCGGGATCTCGGCGTTCTCCGCGCTCAACCTGCTCGTGGAGCGGTCACAGTCGCGCTTCACGGCCCTGTTCAAGACGCGCGGCCGGGCCTACCGCGAGTGGTTGTCGATTGCAATCGAGCTGGAGCGAGTCCACGGGCCGCAAACCCGGATCCGCACGGTGATCGGGAAAAACAACACGTACTCGTTCAAGGTGTTTCAGAAAAAGGATCTGCGCGGCGCCGTCAACATCATCATCGAAGATGGATCGGAACAGCCGAAAACGTCGCTCGGCAAACGCGCGGCGCTCCAGCAGGCCAAAGAACTCGGGCTCGTCAACACGAATGACCCGGACACCGTGTATGCCGGGCTCGAACTGATCGGGATCCCGTCGATCGCGCCCGCGCTGTCGGTTCACACCACGTCCGCCCAAGTCGAACAGCACATGTACGAAGAATGGGTGGCGAAGGGCCGGCGCGGTCCGAATCCGCTCAAGGTGGAGAGCTGGCAGAACCACACCGTCCACATCACGCAGTTCGATATTTGGGCGAACAGCGATCGGATGCGCGCGTTGTCGTTGAACGATCAGAACGTCCAGGTGGAAATGCTGAAGCATCGGCTCGATCACGGGATCGCGCTGCTCAACCCCTTCGGCCTGCCGATTCCCGTGACGCCGATGGGCGGGATGCCTGGGGCTCCGGGTGATCCCGCGGCCGGCGGACTGCCTCCGGCGCCCGGCGCGCCGCCGCCTGATGCCGGCCCGCAAGGTGCGGCGATGGCGCTGCCGAACTCGAATCAGGAGTCCGGCGCCGTCGATACGCTGCCTGGGGCGGCGCCTGGGGGCGGGAACATGGATGCGCCGGCATGATCACGCGCGCACAGCTCCTTCAGCGACGGGAACACGAAAAGCAACGCTGCTTCGTGTCTCCGTCTGGACTGATCGACGAACGCTGTGCGTCCTGCCGACAGATTGATGATGAGCTGGCGCGCGAAACGACGAAGGGATGGACGCCGACCGTGTTTGATCGGCGTTTCCTGAAGTCGCTGCGAATCGAAGTTAGTTAGTCGCCCACCCGAACAAGGCTTTGAACAGCGAAGCGATCGTGCCGCCGAGCTTGCGGATGACGCCGCCCGTGTTGTGACCCGGAGCGCCCTTCACGGCCGGCGTGACGGTGTACGCGCGCGTTTCCGAAATCGGATCCCAACTGACTGACCCGTCGAACTCGGTATTACCGACGCGATAGATGAGGACGTGCTGACCGACCGCGCGATTGACCGCGGGGATGGGAAAGGAACACTGGAACGGCGATCCGCCGCCCGTGCAGATCAACGGCACGACCGTTTCTGACGCGGAACCGTCGAAGGTCATCCCGGCTTTCATGGTGTTCGCTTCCGCCAGTGACGGCGCCGGCTGATTGAAGGCGCACTCGATCGCCTGACCGAAGGGGAACGTCGGGACGCCGGTCTGCGCGTAGGTCACAACCGCGTTGCCGACGACGAATCCGAGAACCAGGGCCAGCGTGTTGAGTGCGTGCTTCTTCATGCGGGCGATCCTCTCACAATTCGGGCGCGGTTTGACAACGACAAATCTGTAAGCCACACTCCCCGCTCAGTGACGGCCAAGTCTCGGACGCGGAACCTGCCGCGATAACAAGGGAAAGGACAACGGCCCACCATGAGAATTCCGAAGTTCCTCTCGTTTTACGATCAACCGGGCGATGGCGGTGGCGGCGGCGCGCCTCCTGCTGGCGCTCCGGCTCCCTCGTCTGCTCCCGCGTCAGCTCCGTCCGGTTCGCCGGCTGGCGGTGCT